ACTTCCTTTCGCGTCTCTTGCTGCTTTATCTCTTACAGATAGTAAATTAAAAAAGTTAAACTCTTTTAGTCCTTCTCTGGCCACAGGATCGTTTCTACTATTTGTAAACATATCCATACGACCTCTAAATCTACTTGTGGCTAGGTCTAATTTTTTAACGACATCTATTACTTTTGTATCAGGATCAGTTCCCTCATATCCTTTTCCTAAAACTCGAGCAGGGGATTCAAAAAATTTTATGATTCTATCGTTCTCTATACTTTTGTTTTCTGGTGCTCTTAAGTTTCTATTAAAATCTAACAATCTTTCAGCTAAACTTTTAACAGGTGCTGCAACACTATTCATCGGAAGTTGATTATAATCTCCTATTTCATCTGCTACTAATTTTAGCTCTGCTCCAAAACCACCAGCATTTGTATAATACGCATCAGATAATAAAGACTGATTGTATAAATTATATAAAGCATTATATCTGGTATTAGCTTGTCTAATGTTTCTATGTTTAGCTATATTTAAACTTAATTGATTTAATAAATTTGTATCGTCTCCCTCAAAATTACCCTTTACTTTACTATCACCCATTGCAATTTTTCTAATGATGTTACGAAGCTCGTTAGAATATAATTTACCTTCTTTAGCAAAATCAGCAGAGTTATATTCCATAGTTATTAGATTGTTAGCTGGTGCGTTTCTAATTAAAGATAATATAGAACTTGGTAAAATTTTTTGTGGTTGCTTTGAACCATAGTTCATGTCTTCAACATATTTTAAATATCCATCAACTAAATTACCCTGCTCATCAAATCGTGCAATATTAGTATCAGCTATTTCTTGTTTCGTGATTGTAGTAGGAACTTTTCTATTTAGTGCAACAAAGTTGTAATTCATTTTTTTTGCACCAAACATTTTTTTCCAATAATCTACGCTTCTTGGATAACCATTTGGTACTGCTTCAACTACATAGTCATACAAAGGTGATCCTATTCCATACATATCATTATCAGGTTGCGCACCTCCTAGAGTTAGAGGGCGTTCTTTAACTAATTTTTTTTGTTGTAGAATAAACTGATCTTCTTTCTCTCTAAATTTTTGTAAGTCCAATCTAGTTTTATCAGACTTATCTATCTCATCACCAGCTGCTTTATATTCCGTTAAAGAATATTCTGGTTTCTTATTTGCTAATGGTTGACCTGGTGCAGCAGGATCTTCTAATCGTTCTGTATTACGTTGTACTTCTTTTTTAAATTTTGGAACTATTGGATCAGGATTAGGTTCTGTTTCTTTTACAAAATTTTTATAATAGTCTTTAGCATACCTGCCTATGTTTTTTCTAAAAACAATTGCAGTACCAAGTGCACCTATACCAGCTGCTACTTTACCTAAGCCTATACCAGAATCTTCTTCTTCGTATGCCATTAAGTATTCTTTCGTGGTCTTCCGGGTCCTTTTTTCTTTTTAGGTAGGCACTCGCAAATTTTTCCAAATAATCTTTTTTTAATTTTAGTGATTATGTTTTTGATTTTTTGTATCATACAATCCTCAGTAATAGTTGTATTCTTTTGGTGGTCGTTCTTCGTTCTCTAATAAATCTGAGTATAGTTCAACGAAACTACCTTGTCTATATCGTAACATAGCTTGTGTCATACTGTCCACATAGTCATCGTTTGCACCATTGGGAAAAGCAGCACACTCATCTATCACTTCATCTGCAAATTTTTCACCAAACGGATACCACACTGCACCACTCTCAAACAAGGGTGCTACTGCATTTACCCTGGTATATTTATCATTTCCTTTGGCAGGTGTAAACGGAACAACAGGTATACCCATTCTTCTAAACTCTTGTGTCAATGGTTCACCACTTGCTTTTTGTTCAATGATTACTGATTCGG